CTAATTAGCACACAGGAAATTGAAAATAAATATATTTTTACAATAGAGAGGGTATGATATGGCTTATGGACCAAAGGTATTAGATCATTATGAGAATCCTCGTAACGTAGGAGTCTTCGATAAAGATGACACTACGGTAGGTACTGGTATGGTTGGTGCACCGGCTTGTGGTGATGTAATGCGTTTACAGATTATTGTTCTGTATTAGCAGAGGACTGTATTAAAGCTGCTATCAAAGACTATAAAGATCATGTCACTGCTCATAACTGATGAATGTATTAATTGCGATGTATGTGAACCGGAATGCCCTAATGAAGCAATTTATTTGGGTGATGAGATTTATGAAATCGATGGAGATAAGTGTACTGAGTGCGTTGGTCATTTTGATACCCCACAATGTGTTGAGGTTTGTCCTGTAGATTGTTGTTTACCTGATTTAATGCGGGTAGAAACAGAGGAGGAGTTATTAGCGAAATTGCAGAAATAGGCTTTAAAGATGGAGCAGCCCGTAAGGTTTCAACAATGATTGAAGCTGAAGGTAATCCTGATTTAAAACTACGTGTATATATAATGGGTGGAGGCTGTTCTGGGTTCTCTTATGGCTTTATGTTTGATGATAAAGATAAGGAAGGAGACTCTATAGTAATTAATGAGGATGTTACCTTAGTGGTAGATCCTATGAGTTATCAATATCTAATAGGTTCAACAGTAGATTATATAGAAGACTTACAAGGTGCTCGATTCATTATAAGCAATCCTAATGCTAAGACAACATGTGGATGTGGGAGTAGTTTCTCAGTATGATAACAATAACAGAAATAGCTGCTGATAAAGCTAAAGAATTCCTAGACAAGAGGGGTTCGGGATGTGGCTTAAGAATAAAGATAACAACGACAGGTTGTTCGGGTTATGCATATAATCTAGAATTCGTTGATAACTTAAATGAAGATGATAATGAGTATTTCTCTAATGAGATTCGTTTGGTGGTAGATCATAAATCATTAACATTCGTTGATGGTACTGAAGTGGATTATGTTATAAATGGTCTTAATGAGGGATTTGAATTTAACAATCCCTTAACAAAAGCAAAATGCGGTTGTGGAGAATCATTTACTGTATAAATATCTATATAAAATAGAATCCAAAGGCGGATTCGCAAGTAAGACAACGATGTCCTTTTAATTCTAAAAGGAGAACAATATGTACCACGACTCAGGTCTATGTGGTTTCTTAAAAGGAACTGACAGAATCATCAACAAGAAAGCATCACTATGCGAAGATCTAAAATTTGCAATGTGGTTGAATACTAAACAACCAACTGAACTCAAACTACCAAGACATAAGTTAATTATGGCAAGATTTAAACAAATCGAATGGTGGCAGGGATTTCCAGACACCTCTTATAATGGATATAGAAACTCATGACAGAAGAAGATAAGAAGAAATACTCTGAGTGGTATAATCGATGGTATGATAGAGACGGCAGTGGAGTTTATAGAGGAAAACCACGAAAAAAATAGGAGGTTATTATGGACGATGACGATTATTGGAGCTAGTATAAGTAAGTTATATATTATGAAGGAAGTTGATTATGGACATACAAGAAATACTGGACATGTGGGTTGAAGATGGAGTAATCGATCAGTTTAAGCTTGACGATACTACTATCAAGAATGCCAGCCTACACTCTAAATACCTCAGCTTAATTACTGTAGCTAAACTCAAAAAGAAACAGAAGAAATTCGAATATAATACACTCTTAAAGAATAAGTGGCTGTACTACAACGGTAAAATGAGTCAGAGCCAAATGGACTCATTTGGATGGGAATACGATCCCTTTCAGGGCTTGAACAAACCGTTAAAATCTGATATGAATATATACTATGATGCTGATATCGACATTCAAGAGATGCAAGCTGAGTTAGAGTATCACACAGTGTTGGTAGATACGATTAAAGAGATATTAGATACTATCAGATGGAGACATCAGAGTATCAGTAACATTATTAAATGGCGAAGCTTTGAGGCAGGTGTGTGATGAATGTATACTTAATTAATAACAAACATGAGATAAAGGCTGGTAGTTTTGAGTCTGCATATTCTAAATGTGAGAAAAGAAACATATCTATAGACACCTGTCATCTCGATGATGTGTTAATAGCTGAACGACTAATCCATAGTGTTGTAACTCCACATGATTTGAAAGGTATAAAATAATGGAGTTATTAATAACAGTAAAGAACAATGCTTACCTTCATGTAGATAGTGAAGATAAAGGTATATTACATGAGCTAGCAGAATTCTTTACATTCTATGTTCCAGGTTATAAATTCATGCCTGCATTCAGAAATAAAATGTGGGATGGCAAATTAAGACTACTCGATATGAGATCTCAAACCTTATATGCAGGTTTATATCAATATATCAAGGAGTTTGCTGATGAACGAGGTTATCACATTATAGTGTCTGATGAGAACTCTCACTACTACAATAGACCTGATATCCATTATGATGATGACGTAGATTGGATTGACAATCTTCCATTATCAGCCTCAGGCAAGAAGATCACAGCTAGAGAATATCAGAAGGATGCTGTTTCCTATGCATTAAGACATAGGAGAGGATTGTTGATATCACCAACAGCGTCAGGTAAATCTCTTATTATATACTTAATGATACGATATTATCTAGAGTATAATAACAAAAAAATACTTCTCGTGGTTCCTACCACATCCCTTGTTAAACAGATGCATGGCGACTTTGCAGATTATTCTCAATTTGATGACACATTTGATGAAGATCAATGTCATCAGATAATGGCTGGATGTGATAAGAACGATAGATCTAAAGATATATACATTAGCACATGGCAATCAATACATAAGATGCCTTCTGATTACTTTCAGCAGTTTGGAATGGTAATAGGAGATGAAGCTCACAACTTTAAAGCTAAGTCATTAACATCAATATTAGCTAAGTGTACAGAAGCATCTTATAGATTTGGACTTACTGGAACCCTAGATGGAACACAAACACACAAGCTTGTATTAGAAGGATTGTTTGGACCTATCAAGAATGTTACTACGACAAAAGCATTAATAGATGCTGGAGACTTGTCTGATGTAGAGATTGATATAATACTCTTAAAGCACCCTCAAGAGATAGCTAAAACTATGTCAAAAGCTAAGTATCAAGAAGAGATCAATCATATTATATCATATGAACCTCGTAATAGATTCATAACTAATCTAGCACTAGACCAAGAGGGCAATACTTTAGTATTGTTCCAGTTTGTAGAGAAGCATGGTGTTCCTCTCTATAATATGATAAAAGATAAAGCTCATAAAAGTCGTAAATTATTCTTTGTATCAGGTAATACAGATGCTGAGTCAAGAGAAGAGGTAAGACGTTTAACTGAGACAGAGTCGGGAGCCATTATTGTAGCATCATTAGGAACATTCTCTACAGGTATCAATATTAGAAATCTACATAATATCATATTTGCATCCCCATCTAAAAGTCAGATTAAAATACTTCAATCTGTAGGGAGAGTGTTGAGAAAGAGTACAGATGGACAATCAGCGAAGATCTATGATATAGCTGATGATCTTCACTGGAGAAGACATAAGAATTACACACTTAACCATAGCGCTGAACGCATTAAGATATATGCTAAAGAAAGGTTTAAGTTTAAAATACATGAGGTAAACATATGAACATTCCACACAAATATCCTTTTCTGATGATAGATCGGGTAATAGAACGTGATGATAAAACAATAACATGCATTAAGAATGTGTCTAATAATGAACCTCAAATGCAAGGACACTTTCCAGGCAATCCTGTATTTCCAGGTGTGTTGATGATAGAGTCTATGGCACAAGCGTCTGCTTTACTAGCGTTAGGTGATAATGAATATAATGAGGATAGTCAGCTATTTTTAGTCGCTGTAGATAAAGTTAGATTCAAGAAGCCAGTAGTACCTGGAGATCAGCTGATAGTCAAGTCTGAGTTAACATTTAAAATGGCTAATATCTTAAAATTTGAGTGTAGTATACTAGTCGATGACATTACAATAGCGACTGCTGTAATGTCGTGCGCTATAACTTAGTCGTATATATAATACATGACTGATAAAAAACTACCATCTAAACTACCAGATACTTTAGAAGAACTTAATATTAAACATTTAAGATTAATGAATGGAGACTCTATCATTTCCTACATTCATGAGACAGAAGATAGTATGGTTGGGTTAGAAATGCCAATGTTAGTAACTACTTCAAATGAAGTAGAACACGTTCTAACTCCATACATGCCCTTTAATAAAGGAGCTGTTCATATGATTGATAGCTATAGTATAATCCTAGAGTGTCCAGTTGATATACCAGTTAAAGCTAACTACATGAAAATGGTATTAGACATGAAAGATGGTACTGCTAGAAATAATAACGACTCTCGTTTAACAATGGTATCTGACAATACTACTATACATTAATACTCTCTCTATATCCAGCCTTTCCGGCGACTCTTCTATTATACACTACTTTTCAGCAAAAGTCAACAGCAAACGTTAATTAGTACTAGCTGTTGACTTTCGTGCGTTAATAGGGTATAATATAACTATCAACTAACAACAACTGGAAGGAACATTATGTCGGAAAAGAAACCCGAAAAGATCAAACCAAGAGATAAACCCCATTATGTCAACAATAGAGATTTCTCTTATGCTGTGGTGGACTATGTTAAAGCATACAGAGATGCACAAGAGGCTACTCCTGAAAAACTGCCACAAGTAACAGATTACATTGCTACATGTTTCATGAAGATATGTGAAGGGTTAAGTCATAAACCTAACTTTGTACGATACACATACAGAGATGAAATGGTAATGGACGGAGTAGAGAATTGTCTTAAAGCAGTTTATAACTACAACATTGAAGCTGCAACACGTACAGGTAAACCAAACGCATTTTCATACTTTACTCAGATTGCATACTTCGCTTTTATTAGAAGAATCATTAAAGAAAAGAAGCAAGCTGATATCAAGTACAAGTTTATGGAACAAGCAGACATCCATGAGTTCATGACTGGAATTGATAGTAACAGTCCTGTTGATCAATCATTCATTGATACACTTAGAGAAAAGATTTCTAAGGTCCAATTGAAAGATGAAGCTATCAAAGATTTTGCTGAGAAGGAAAAGGTTAAGAAAGGTTTGGAGTTATTTTGTTAACTGTAGGCATTATTGGTTATGGGGTATTAGGACAAGCAATACACAAAGCCTTGCAGAATACATATGAAGTTAAACTTATTGATCCACCAAAGGGATTGAATCAGGCTACTTTAGACGAATGTGATAGATACATACTTTGTGTGCCAACCCCATCAAACGACGATGGATCATGTGATGCATCCATCGTAACCCATTATGTCGAAACTTTATCAAAACCTTTATTAGTAAAGAGTACAGTTGATCCTACTATTATATGCAAGTTACATGGAGACCATCCATTGACATATAGTCCTGAGTTTTTAAGAGAGTCATCATCATATGATGATTTTATAAACCAAGACTTTGCTATATTCTCTGGAGATGATCCATCTGGATGGGCTGACTTTATGCATGAGGCTGGAATCAATATGAAAAAGGTTGCATATACTACAGTAGAAGCAGCATCATACGCTAAGTATGCTATCAACACATTCCTTGCTACTAAGGTGATATTCTTTAACGAATTGCATAAACATATTGCTAATAATAAGATGTGTGACAGTGACACTTATGAGAATATGATACAGTTAATATCTATGGATGATCGTATAGGAGATAGTCATATGCAAGTTCCAGGACCTGATGGTAAGCTTGGTTATGGTGGTATGTGTTTTCCTAAAGATGTCAAGGCCTTAGTATTTAATAGAGATTTGAACATATTACAAACAGTAATTAAAGTAAACGAGGAGTTACGATGAAGACAGGATTTACTTGCAGCCCATATGATTTACTGCATGCTGGTCATATAACCATGTTAAGAGAGTGTAAGGAAAATTGTGATTACCTAATTGTGGGGTTGAATGTTAATCCTATGAAGCGCAATAAGTACCCAGTTCAATCTGTAATGGAGAGACATACACAGTTAGCTGCCATTAAGTATATTGATGAGATTATACCATACTACGGTGAGGCTGACCTATTAAACCTGCTAGAGTTAGTACAACCTGATGTAAGATTCATTGGTGATGATTATAAGGGTAAAGACTTCACTGGGGATCAACTGAACATTCCTGTGCATTATAATAGTCGTAATCATAAGTATTCAACTTACGAGTTGAAAGAGCGTATCGTTAATGAGACAGACATACTTGAAGGCAATACTATAAGAGATAATGATACGTATAGAGTTATTGATAACACTACACTAGAAGAGATGACTATATCCACTACATCACTTCATCCAAAGCAATCTACAAGTGGTCATTCTCATGAAGATCAAGAAGAGGTTTATCATTTCCTAAGTGGTTGTGGATTAATTCTAATTGATAATGTAGAGCATGCAGCAGAGGCTGGTAAAACATTTACTATTGATGCTGGGGCTTATCATAGAGTAGAAAACACATCAGCTCATGATGATTTAGCATTCTTTTGTGTATTTGGAGGTAAACGATGATATTACTAACAGGAGCTGATGGATACATTGGATCTCATTTAAAGCCTTTTTTAGAGGACAAGGCGTATGATGTTAAGTCATATGATGGAGATATACGAAATTTCGTAGAACTGGATCTATCAGGAATAGATATGGTAATACATTTAGCTGCCTTGACTGGAGTTAGATCTTCGTTTGATAAACAAGAGGAATACTACGATACTAATGTTAATGGAACTCGAGCTATATTTAAAGCATGTGATGCTCATGATGTTCCTATCATATATGCTTCATCATCTAATGCAGCTGAGTGGTGGACTAACCCATACGCGGTAACCAAGAAAATTACAGAAGAGATTGCTCCATCAAACTCATTGGGAATTCGTCCTCATACTGTATATCCTGGCAGACCAGATATGCTGTACTATCAACTGAAACATTGTCCTCAAGATATTAAATACATCAACGGGAAGCATTTCAGAGACTTCACTCATATTGAGGATTTTTGTTCTGCTCTGTTGACTTTAATGGTTAATTATAGTATAATAGAAGATAGAGTAGTTGATATTGGCAATGGCCATGCTCAAAGAGTGCTGGACGTAGCTAAGAAGTTCAATTGGAAAGGAGAGGTGAGAATAGATCCAACCCCAAAAGAACGGGAAGTTACTATAGCTAATACTACATTATTGAAATCTCTTGGGTGGAGTCCTAAGTATCTAACAGTTGATAATATGAATATAGAACATAAAGAACAATCTAAACCAAGCCATACGGTCTTTTGGGTAAGTTTAATCATAACACTAGTTATTGTCGAATTAACTATTATGCTATGAAGATAGCTATACTTAATGACACCCACTCTGGGGTAAGAAACTCATCCGAGATATTCATTGAGTATCAAAGGAAGTTTTATGAAGATGTGTTCTTCCCTTATTGTGATGATAATAACATTACGCAAGTAATACACTTAGGTGATTATTATGATCATAGGAAGAACGTAAACTTCAAAGCATTGAATAGTAATAGACGAATGTTCTTAGAGCCATTACGTGATAAGGGTATGACTATGGATATTATTCCTGGCAACCATGATGTATATCATAAGAACACTAATGACTTATGTTCATTGAAAGAGCTGTTAGGTTACTATACATCTAATGTTAACATTATAATGAACCCCACATCTGTTGAATATGATGGATGCTCTATTAACTTATTACCTTGGATCAGTGCTAACAACTACACTCAATCAATGGACTTCATTAAGAAGAATGATGGTATTATTATGGCTCATTTAGAGTTATCTGGATTTGAGTTGATGAGAGGTGTCGTTCAGACTCATGGTATGTCTGCTGATATCTTTAGTCATTATGATCAAGTATTATCAGGTCATTATCACGTAGCAAGTCAAGTTGGTAATGTTAGATACTTAGGAAGCCAGATGGAATTCACATGGGCTGATTCAGCTGATGATAAGTTCTTCCATGTATTCGATACAGATACAAAAGAGATTACAAAGGTACGTAATCCGTACACTCTATTTGAAAAGATCTATTATGACGATACGAATGTAGACTATCATAAAGCTGATGTTAGTGGTTATGTTAATAAGTTTGTGAAAGTTGTTGTAGAGACTAAGAACGATCCATTCATGTTTGATAAGTTCATTGATAAGCTATCTGATATTGAAACATACGAATTGAAGGTAGTTGAGAACTTCCAAGAATTCTTAGGAGAAAATGTAACTACTTCCATTGAAGATGTTGACAATACAACCGATTTAATGTATAATTATATAGATGGCGTCAATACTGACCTGGACAAGGATAAGCTGAAGACCCTCATGAACACATTATACAATGAAGCACTTGATATGGAGATCACTTGATAAAATTTTCTAAACTAACTTATAAAAACTTCCTGTCAGCAGGTGCAAATGCAATCGAGATTCAATTAGATGCATCTAAGTCTACACTTGTAGTAGGTCATAATGGAGCTGGTAAGTCATCTATGTTAGATGCATTATCATTTGCATTGTTTGGTAAACCACATAGAAATGTTAGTAAGAACCAACTTATCAATTCAGTCAACCTTAAAGGCACAGAAGTGTCTGTTGAGTTCAATACTGCAGGACATGACTTTAAGCTTGTACGTTGTATCAAGCCTAACAAATTTGAGATATGGCAAGATGGTAGTATGATTGATCAAAGTGCTTCAGTAAGAGATTATCAGAAGTTCTTAGAGCAGAATATTTTAAAGCTTAATCATAAGTCGTTCCATCAAATCGTCGTACTAGGATCTAGTTCATTCATTCCATTCATGCAGTTGTCTACTAATCATAGAAGAGAAGTTATTGAAGACTTGTTGGACATTAATATATTCAGTAAGATGAAAGGTATATTGAAGGAGCGTGTATCAGATACTAGAGGTAAGAGTAAAGATACTAAAGCTGAATTGGATACACTTAAAGGTAATATTCAATACTTAACTAGTCATATTATAGACATGACAGCTATCAATCAGTCTCAACTAGATTATAGTGATACATTAGATGCTGCTATTCAATCTGATATAGACGAATTGACTGCAGAAGGTATTGCATTATCTAAAGAAGCTTCATCATGGCCTGCTGTGTCTAAACAGCAAATGACTATATTAACTGATATCAATAACGATCTTATGTCCCGTGCTGGTGAGATTAAGAAATCTATATCTGATTTGACAGAAGAACATTTGTTTTATATGAACAATGATGAGTGTCCTACCTGTACCCAAGATATATCTCAAATAGTTAAGGACGATCGTGTAAGCTCAATTAAAGATACTGCTAAACGGCTATTCAAAGATAAAGAGGGTGTAGATCAAGAAGATCAGGATAATGCTAATGCTATAACAGAACTTCAGGAGCAGTTGGATAAACTGGCAGCAGCTCAGCGTAAAGCGTCTAATATTCAAACTAATATAGAGATGTTAAAGGGTAATAAGAAGGCTGATGTTAAATTAGTTGACTTAACTGATAAAGAGTTAGAGTTGAGTACATTACAGATCAAAGCGGATGAGTGTAGAGATGACTTAGATGAGTTGAATGAGAAGTCAATGTATAATGATGTAGCTCAAGAACTACTGAAAGATTCTGGCATTAGAACTAAGGTCATTAGAGAGTACTTACCTGCAATGAATATGTTAATCAATCAATACCTACAAACACTAGACTTCTTTGTATCATTCACTCTTGATGAGAGCTTCACTGAGACTATAAGAAGTCGTCATAGAGATTCTTTTGTATATGCTAACTTCTCAGAAGGTGAGAAGATGCGTATTGACTTATCTTTACTATTCGCTTGGCGTAAGATTGCTCAAATGAAGAATTCAACTAATACTAATCTATTGATATTAGATGAGACCTTTGATTCGTCGTTAGATGATGATGGAGTTGATAACCTCATGAAAATCTTATATTCACTAGATAAGGGTACTAACACATTTATCATATCACACAAGCCTGATGTGTTAGAATCGAAGCTGGACGCGAAGCTGGAATTTAAAAAACACAACAACTTCTCTCAAATATGTTAGATAAGACATTAGAGATAATCGGATCAATATCAGGTGTGTTGGGAGCTGTTCTCATTGCATCTAACACTGATGCTACTAAGTATGGTTTCATTCTGTTTACTATATCATCTGCTGCCTTTGCTTGGATGGGGTGGAGGAAGGGGATGTACCCATTCTTCACTACTCAAATGATATTCCAAGCTATAAACGTTATTGGCATCTACAGGTGGTTCTTTTAACGTCTTTATTGTATGGGTACTCCAAATAACTGTTGACATTCTTTCGATGCTACTGTATAATACTAAGTATAAAGAATGAAAAAAGGAGTTATTATGATGAATTTACAAAGTCAAGATTACCTAGCAAAGTTACTAGCTAGAGAGAACATAGAGATTCTAAGAGGNGCCTTTATGGGCTGATAAAGGTAAAGCAGTTAATGATCTATTGATTGGTCATGAAGTTGGCCATGCTCTATATACTCCAGCTGAGGGATGGCACGATTCTGATAAGATCATTCCTGGAGTTCCTAGATCAATGATAAACATCATTGAAGACATTAGGATTGAAAAGAAGATTCAAGATACCTACCCAGGTATAGTTAAAGCCTTTACACAAGGTTATAAAACGTTGTTTGATGATAATCTATTTGGTACTGTTGGTAAGGATATCAGCACTTATGGATTCATGGATAGACTTAACATTCACACTAAAGGTAGAGGATATGCAGCTGTAGAGTTCACCGATGAAGAGCAATACTATGCAGACCAAGCTATGTCGTGTGAAACTTGGGAAGACGTTTTGTCAACTTGTAAAGATATCAACCTATGGTTGTTGACTAAGGAAGAAGACAAAGAAGAAGATGAGTCTAATGCGGTTTCTAAGGAAGAAGATGAAGATTCTAATGAAGAATGCAACTCTGAGTCAGATTCTAATGGTGGTTCTGGTATAGTTAGTGAAGATGAAGTTGAAGAAGAAACAACTAATGATGATATAGACAGTCAGACAGATGATGCTCAAAGAACCAACGAAAAGGATCTATTAGAGACTAATAGTGAAGGGAAACAACCAGCTTACTGTGATGGTATACCAGTAGACCAGATTGATAAAATCGTAACTAAATACAAAGAGACTAGAGCTCAACGCCAAGATAAGAATAAAGATCGAGCTAGTTATTATAATGAAGATCCATACACATGTGAGCCACTCGCTGATGAGTTCAATGCCTTCGTTAAAGACTCAAAGAAAATCGTGGCTGCAATGACTAGAGAATTTGAGCGTAAAAAGGCAGCTTATGAGTATAGTAGATCTCAAACTGCTAAGAAAGGTTCACTTGATGTTAACAAGTTACACCAATATCAATACAGTGAGGACATATTTCAAACAGTAACTAAACTAGCTCAAGCAAAATCTCACGGTCTTGTGGTTGTTCTGGATTGGTCTGGGTCTATGTCTAACATTGTAACCAACGTGGTTAAGCAAACTATTCAACTAGCTATGTTTTGTAAGAGAGTTAATATTCCATTTGAAGTTTACTCTTTCACAACATAAAAAATCAGATTTTCAACAAAGTTTGAAAGATTTGTATGTGGCTGGTAGATGTATGAGTTATGAATCACTTCCATATGAATGGAACATCAGTCGATATGATTTAGCTACTGTTGACCGTATGGGTGGAACACCTCTCATAGAAACTACTGTTATTGACAGATGGTCAAGCAGCGTCCATTGGTCTTAAAACGTCAGATGATGCTATATCATCTGGTATTGATAGACATAAAATGGTGCTTAATTTCAAAGGTAAAGCAGTTGTAGGCACAAGCACTAAAGAATTGTATGCTAATTGCGTAACAGCCTTGAAAAACTACACGAATTCAACAGTTATGTGTTTATTCTTAGCTGGGAGTACTAATGAAGCTGGTAGTGGATATTCAATTA